AAGAAATCTTCGAATTATCGCAGCTTGAAGAAAATAAACCGATTTATATCGGTGATAAACAAGAAAGAAGGTGCATCGTGCATTACGACACACCTTCTCACTGAAATATACGCTTCATTATACAATATACCTCCCCATAACTATCGCCTTCTATTGTAAATGGAGTTCCATGTTGAATATCATATCCTTGTCCCAATTTGCTTGTCCAAAAACCATTCCGCAACTCACGAGCTGCATGTGTCCATGTTTTACTATCTTTTTTCACATATAACGCAACCTTTTGATATTTATCCTCATACTCCCAACTATCACACAATTCATACCCTTTAGTTCTAAATGCGTCTATTAGACATTCAATTTCCATACCTTGTTTGGCATCCTCAGGCCAATAAACAACACTATCCAAGGGAGGAGGAGTTATACTTGGCTGTTGCATCCACCGATCATTATAGTGACAAGCCCATGCAAGACAATTGTAATTTGGATTAATAGGACTAGTCAATTTAAAATTCTTATCAGTTGCCAATTTTGGGAAAATACCAATAATCCTTTTCTTAATTAACTCTTCAGTGCTTTTATCCATAATTTACATGCATCACTAATAGTAACGTTTGGTTTATCGGTTATTTTCTTCTTATAAATCATATTGAGTGCCCAAACCAAGTTAGAAGGCTCACGCTCCAACTCTTCCAAAATAAACGGAACAGCTTTTGTTCCCATATTCACAATAGCCTTAAAATCATTCTGTTCAATAATATCTTTCACTGAAGAAAGGAAGAAAGTATTGTCCATCCATGAATTATAATAATCATAAAATTTCCTCTTTGCAATAAAAATATTATTTTCTTGATTATCTACTTCTTGAATATATTTTGATGCTTTAGGTTTAGATATGACAGCAGTGATGTCACTATATTGATCTAAATCAGCGTACATAAGTGTCGGACTGCTAATCAATAGACCAGCAGCAATAGTCAAAGGTTTAAACCCATTTTTAAAGCTTACTAATTGCATAATTCGATTATCTTATCTGTGACATTACTAAAAAATATATCATTCTTTACCTCTCTAAGTTCCTGTAGAACCGATTGTATAGAACTAATATCAAATATGAGATTACTTTTATTCAAAACATCAATATCGAATATATAAAGATATTTTTCAGGAGTCTTATCTAAATTCTGATTAACAATAGAATAGACACCCTCTTTAATATCCAACATTAGTCTAAATCCATATTTAATTAAAGGGTATGGAACTCCATTCTCTGCTGATGATATAATAGTTTTAAAATAAACTGTCGGGTCCTCAAATTCGTCTAAAACAAATTGATTAATAAATCGAATAGAAATTCTTGTTATAATATGCTTTTCCAATATTGGAGCAAACACCATAAGATATTGACAAACAACACGTTCAAATTCATCCCATCCAATATAATCACGTTCATCGGTATAGGTTAAACTACCTTCTCCTATAGTTAATTTACATTTTTGATCTTCACTATAGTATACATAGTTAACCATTTTAGCATTGGAAGTTCCTGATATTTTAGAAACACCTAATGGAATTGATGACGAAGGCAAATTTATACTAGCTTCAATAGTATCATTCCTTTTAGGAAAATACTTACTTAATTGAGAATCACATTTAAGAAAATCACTCAGTGCTGTATTTCCCATTTCAAATTTCAATTGAAATAAAGCTACTTCTACTGGTGGTTTACTTAACTTTGGCCACATCTTTGCCATAATTATTTCTTTATTTATCTAATAGTTTTAATAGATTCGAAACAAAAATTCGTTGCAAATATAATGATAATATAATTATTGCACTAAATTTTATATTAAACTTTATAATCAATTTTATTTAGTACTCACTAAATTATCCCTATAAATAGCACCTATTTGCCTTTATACTATAATATAGAGAACAACGACTTCATCTTTTTGTTTTATTATAAATACCATTTATTCTATCCGGTAAAAAGTCCCCTTCAGTACCTTGCTTAATCCATCTGCATCTATCTCCGCCTCAATCTTCTCACACAAATACTGCTTGTTGCCTATGAGAAATACTTTATTCACATTCGGAAATTTATTAGCCTGAAATTGAATAACATAAGGAATATTCGAATGAAACTGCTTAAGATTGGATAGGCGGTGTCCCATACTATTTGCACAAACGTCATTCAGACTGAGAGAGTAAGGCAAAAAATTCGTAACTTGTGCTTCAGTTTTCTGTTGGTAGTCTGTGAAAGGATAAGCATGACTATAGAGTTTGGTCTGACCGTTGGAAATCAGATTCTGTTGGTTTAATATTCCGGTATTGAAAGCTATTTCCATACGGTCGTTCTTTTGTTGCTTCTCCGGTAACTCAATATCACCGTCAATTGCCTCTTGGATATTGAATCCTTCTCCCAAAGGACTGATTATGAAATCCGGATTATAACTTTTACGATAATAACTGATTAAGGGAATGTTTAAAAACAAGCTGGTATCGGTCCTCACCACATCAAAATTATGTTGCAGTCGCTTCCATGTACCACGGTCATGTTGTACAATCTTGGCTGGGACTATTTTCAGTTCGACATCCGTATCATTAGATTCCGGGTCACGGACAAAGTCTGCATAAAGATTGACTTCACGCAGAATATCGGTTTCATTCTCATTGTAATTGATGTAGTAGCGTTTACCCACGACAAATATTATTTTCTTCCGCTCTTCCTTATTCATGCCGTCATAGGCATTTTTCATTTGCTGATAATTGATATACTCCATTTTCTTAGCGGCTTTCAACAGATTCCGATCCAGTCGGAAGTAACCATCATCAGAAGTGGAAGGAAGGTCGTAACCGATATTGCCAGAGGTTACATCCTTATCTCCCTTCTCCTCGTTTATTTCAGCAGTAAATTCGTGTAGTAATTCAGTGTAACTGATAATTTCTTTATCAGGATTGGAAAAATAACTATTCAGTTCAACAAAGCGCACAATTTTGGACTGTTCATCCACCACGGTTATTACACCTAAAAACTTTTCTAACTCGTTAAAAAATTCGGAAATAGTCCAGTGTGGCAATGCCGTTTCAATACGGAATGAGTTTACTGCGCTGCATATATAGATATTCCGCAAGAAATTATTGTCAAAGAAAGTAGTATCAAAAGTATATCCAAAATAGCCAATCAGTTTTTTGATGACTATAAGTAGATATGGTTGGAAACTTCCTACTAAGTAGCTTGAATAGGGATTGAAGTTGGTTGTTCCCTCTTCATACGCAACTGCATTGACCAGATTTTCTTCTTTCGCTTCTTGGTAAAACACAGGCAAGAAAACCCCGTCTACTTCATCTACTGAACCATAGACGGCCTTCATTTCCGATTCCGGTAAAAAGAACTGAAACATCTCCGGCATGGGTGGAACATAGGGACCACCCAATTTCAACTCATCAATGTAAATTTCATCATTTGTCAGAAGATTAAATTCTGCATTACCTGATACAAGCTGTACTTTTACTAATGTATCTTCCACCGACAATAAAACCGCACTGCCATAAAGTAGGCTTTTGGCATCAACGATGAGCGTAGCCGGAAGAATGGTTTTTTTTTTCGTTACATCCAAACGATTGATATGCTTAAATATGGCATAATTGGCAGGCATGGGAAGCTCAACATCCATAGAATAATTAGAACTACGGGTAAAATAAGGATTCTCGGATGTAAATGTAAAGCTAAACCCTTCAGGAAGAACAGCCAACTGTCCGTCAATATATAATTCGGTCATAACTTATTACGTGATTTATTGTTATTCAGTTTCTGATATTCTTTTTGAGCCTGGTTAATACCCCGTTTGCCGGTAAGATAAGTTTCAGCCACCAACGGTTCGTCCAAACGGGTCTTTAGTTTACGAAGTGTACGGGTACATTCTATCAGCATAGCCACCACCACCGGGTCGTTAGTAGTCGTTGTTGCACTGGCTGCGGGTGTCTTGACCGGTACGGTACGTGTACTCTTTCCGGGACCAGCCACAGCTGCTATATCTTCAGCTGTCAGGTTAGCGACATTTCCACTGCGTTGCGCCACATCAATGGCATCGAATATCGGTCGTAAATTTGGGTTGGCCACAGCAAAACGATTGGCAACAAATTCATTTGAATGAACTATGCCCTGCGGTTGGTCCCAACTGCCGGAACCGGTGTAGCCACCGGTATAGAAATTACCAACCAAACCTTTTACTACAGCAAAAGCAGCTTTGATAGCAGCCACCTGCGCAGCAGCTTTGGCAGCACCAATAAAAGAAAGGGGAGCTGTAGCAGCCAAGTTTTTAGCTGTGATTTCTAATATAGAAATTTCTATAACGCGTTCCAAGGCATCCAATGCCATCAGAATGGTTTCTCGCAAAAAGTTTTTCAGTGAAAGTTCACCATTGGCAATCATTTCGCCAATAGTTTCCCCAAAGTCGGAAGCAATATCCGTTACCAAAGATGCATATTGTTTGTGCATTTCCATAGTCTTGTCATACTTTTCTTTTTCTGCATCAGTCTGGGCTTCTGCCTGCTCCTTCTGTATTTCCGTACGTTGTTCTTCTGTAAGTTGGTAGTTATGAAGTAAGTCGTCCCAATATCGTTGTCGGATATTATTCACTTCCTGAGCGAAATCCTCTTCAGAGGTAAGATTCTTATAATGGTTAGTTGTGGCTTCTTCTAATTCGATTCGTAACTGTTTCTGCCGTACAGAAAATCGCTCTTTAGCTGTTTTGTCTGCTACTTTTTGCCTGTCTTTTTCGGCTTTTTCATCTTGTTTTTTACAACTTTCATTAAATTTAATTTGTGATTCCAGCATTTTGACCTGTAATTTCTCACGTTCATGTGCTTCCAGTCCAACTACAGCCAGTTTCTCACCCAAAAACTTCTTCTCTAAGTCTATCTGTAAGGCCGTGTATTCTTCACCGGTTTTAATTTCACCTTCCAAATATAACTTTTGTAAATGGGTCATCTGTCGCATGTGCCTTGTTTCAATATCTTCCAAGTCTTTATTCACCCGTTTTTTACGTTCTTCTTCAGATTCGGAACCACCACTACTACCATTTGTACCTTTACCGTTCTTTTCTATTTCTTTCAACCTTTCCAATTCACCAGACAACTGAACAATCGCAGAAGACGCTTTTTTCAACTGTGCATTGTAGGCAATCAATTCTCCGGATGAGAAATATTCAGTATTCGTTGACTTGAGTTTATCCAATACAGTTTTGGCATTATTCAGTTCTTTGGTAATAGTTTCTATAGTGCGTACCTCTTTAACGGGAGAGTACAATTCGTTGTTTATTTGTTCATAGATAGTCATATAACCTTTAAGTGCTTCCTTTGTGTGTGCTATATCAAACTTCAGTTGTTCTACCGCAGCATCATAAGCCGTAAATCCTGTCTGTGCATAAGTAGCCCCTTCACGTGCTTTTTTCTGACCGGATAAAGCTTTGTCCAAAGCCGCCTGATATTCGACAAGTTTTTTGCTTTCCTCCTCGATATGGGTGGATGCCCCTTTCAACATCGCTTCTTTTTGTAACTGCTCTACATATCTGGCTTTGGCATCAGCCGCTTTTTGTGTATTAATGGTTTCCAGGGTTATATCCCCTAAATAATCGGGGGCTATTTTATTGATTTTTTCCATAGCTTCCTTACGTACTTTCATGGCATTATTGTTGTTTTGCGCTACCAGCCACAAAGCATCCAGTTCCTTCCGTTGGTCTGCTGTAGACTTTACAGCTTCTTCTTGCAGCAGGTTAGTAGCTTTCTGTACATTCATATACTCATGGGTACGTCTATACAGATATACGAAAGCTGCTCCACCTGCGAAGAGCGCAGTGGACAACCATCCAACCGGACTCAACCTCATGACCGCCCATGCCGCCCGTATGGATTTTGCAGCAAGATCCACACGTCCCTGAAGCACTTGCATGGCTCCGGCAAAGAGGTAAGTAGATACCCGGACGGTTTTGAGCAATATATTATGACCGGTCATTAACGTACTAAGCCTACGTAGTTGTGTAAAGGAAGTGACAGTATAACCTGAAACTGTATTGATAGCAATACCGTAGGCAAGCTGTAATGCAGTAGCGATTTTGGTCACAGTATTCCATACTGTAGTGGCAATGGTAGATGCCTTGGTACGTAAAGTATAAATAGCGATGCAGGATGCCACATATAGGATGGTGTCACCCCATTTATTACACCAGTCAATTAGTCCCGGAAGGTATTTTATGACATTGGTCAGCATATTGGTACTCACTGTCAGAGCCGGATTCAGCTTTTCACCCAAATCAATAGCTGCCAGTTTCATTTTATTACGCGCCTGTTCCAATTTCGCCTGTGCCGTATCACTGTTTATTGCCGCCTGTTCATACGCCACATTGGTTCCGGTAACGGCAGCCGTAAAGTCCTTTACCATTTCCGTGTTCTGAAGGATTACGGATGCCGTGTTATAACCTTCTTCTCCGAACATCTTTTTAATGGCGCCTGCATCCATGTTTTTATTCTTCAGGTTTTCCAGTGCTTTATCCAATCCGACAATTTTAGGATTGGTCTCATCGGCTCCTGTCTGAAGAACCAGGAAGAATTTCTTCAATCCCGTTCCGGCCACTTCATCCTTTATACCCCGGTAGGCAAGCGTTTCAATCAATGCAACCGTCTGCTCGATAGGAACATTGGCTGAAGCTGCTGCCGTACCCGCATTCCGGATAGCCTTTGCCTGGCTTGCAATATTGGCGGAACCAGCTTGGGAACCGGCAGCCAACACATTGGTAAACCGTCCTGCCTGGTCTGCCGCCGCGCCATACTGGTTGAGCGATAAGGTCAGTGAATCCACCGCTTCGTTCAGGGTGATATCCTTGGCCGCTGCCTGTAATCTCATGGCTTCTTCCGTTACAGCCTTGAGCGCTTCCTTGTCACCGAGCAATTCCGGCTTGGCCGAACCAACCAACATGAACGCATCAAGGATTTCGGCTGCCGACTGCCGGACACGTAATCCCTCTTTGGTCATGGTTGTGGAAAGTGTCTTCGCCTGCTCTGTCAGCCAGGAGATGCTGTCATCATCAAGTCCGGTCAATGCCTTCAATCCGGCTTGCGATTCTTCCAACTTGTTGCGTTCATCCCTGATGGCGCGTAAGGCAAGCGTGAATCCAGTCAGAAAACCAATTACAGACAAGATAACCCCACCAAAACGATTGAACCAGTCCACCATGCTGCCGACACTAACAGTTGCTTTCTTGGTTTCAGCGGTAACGCCTTTTATCTCCTGACGATGCTGTTTGAGTATTCCTTGCAAATGCTGTATCTTCGCCATGGTGCGGTTATACTCTTCAGACCCCAAGGTCATACTCTTTAGTTGCTGCGTCAGCTGCCGGCATTCTTTCTCGATATGATTGACATCATTCACTATCTCCTTGCCGTCAATATAAAGGTAAATGCCTCTTTTTTCAGATTTACTTTTTGCCATTCTTCTGAATCTTTAGTTTATCAAAATCCTTCAGTATCTTTTTAAAAGCCTTGTCTCCGTAGTATTCTCCGGATATATCCGCCAATTCAGTGATGTGTTGGTTTATTACCCCATCAATGAAATCAACCGGTTTACGTAATACGGTAAAAGTCCCGACTTGTGTTTGGTATTTCTGTTTCTTTATCTCCGCATGAGAATACCCCTTTTTAATCAACGCTGACTTTATATCCTCGTTTCTCCACTTCCTTTTTTTCCGGTTATACAGATTATATCCTTTGACAACCACACCATTGATGCGGGTATATCCACGTCCTACGCCATAGTGTACAAATACACCGTATTGTTTGAATTTGAATGCAATGCGGTTTATCTCATCTTCGGTACCCCCTTCGGCATATCTCATTTTCTTCTCCAAACTACGGCTCAGCTCATCCGTTCCCCTGGTTCTGAGCTGGAGAATATTGCCTGAAATACCTATGATGGAGTCCATCCAGGCACCTACATTCTTTTTGAATTCCGGTGCTGTGACCAGCTTGTTTGGGTTTGTTTCTTCTGCCATAAAAAAGCCTTTAGTTTCAGGTACAAAACTAAAGGCTGAAAAGAGTGGGAAAAAGGACAAGAATTTAATGAACGGAGAACTTAAAATCATTAATCCGGTTCAGCCATCCTTTACGGAAAACAACCTGTGAAGGGTCCCTTTTACAGATTTCTTCAATAAATCGGATTCTATCCGCCTTGATGGTTTCAAACAGCTGCCGCTGATTGGCCAGATTGATACTGGCAACAGTCTGAGGACCTACAATGCCGTCCACCTTGATTTGCAGGAGTTGTTGTACTCTTGTGATACCGGAACGTCCTGAAGCCCATACCCAGTCCACACAAATGTTGGCAATGGACTGATTATGTATAAAATCAGCCTGATATCTGTCCCAATAATACTTCTTGAAAACATGAAAAACATCGTCCGGAGTAATCATACGCAGGTCATTTGCATCAATGTCACCGTCACCATCCTTGTCGTAACCGCATGATTTCCAAGTTGACAAGGTTATTCCCATGTTGGTCTTACCACCTTTATCGTTCTTGTGGTCACTCCATCCGCCTTCCCATTTGCGGATCATCCTGAATAGAATTTCTGCTTTTGCCATAATCTACAAACTTATTTATTAAAAGATTCCGCAAAGGTGTGTATTACAGCGTCATAGTAATAGGACATCAATCCTTAGTCCCGCCAGAACTTAGAAATATCGGACTGAAGGTATCGTTCATCAATTCGGACGGTAAGGTAGAAACGTGGGAGTTCCAGGGCGGGACGTTTACTGATGTTGGTAGTTGGATACAAGGTGGAGCGCAAAGAGTTGTATCTTTGGAACAAGATAATAAGGAAAATGATGTTAGGATAAATACTATTGACGGTGTAACCAAGACCATTTCCATATCCGTCAATAAAAAAGGAACCAATGTCGTATTAATGCCTGTATTAAAGGGACAAAAAGTAAAGATTACCATTAATGCTCCAACTGAGAGCCGGCTTTTGGGCGTTGAGTTGTCAAACGAAAAATCCACATCCGGAACCGATAAACAGAGATTATTTTGGAACACCCTTGACAAGGAGAAGATTATTGAAGCAGAAGCCAACAATAGCTATTCTTATCTTCTTATTGAATTGTGGACAACTGATATTCTCAATGCTTCATTTGAATATCAGAATACACAGAAATACGCATTGCAAGAGGAGTATATCGTTACGGCCCAAAAGACAGAAGAAAATTACTCCAATATGAGAAATGCAATCTCACAGTATTCTTTTTCAGAGAAAGCACAGAATTATCCTGATGATTTTGATGAAAGCACTTTATCTTCTTCCAAAGGTTGGATAGGTGGCGGACATAAATTATCCGGTCTTAACAAGTTGGTATATGGTGTATCTGTTTATGTCGAATTCAGCAGTGAAGATATTCATGAGAACAGCGAAGCAAATGAAGTATGTGTATTTGTGACGGATACAATACCGACACAAGGTGCTTTTCTTAATAGTCTGAATATGGTCTTTGTCCAAACATTCAATGCCTCAAGGAAAGGATTTCATGATGTAAGGTTTAATTCTGCCATAAATACGAACAAGGATATTTTCTTGTTTGCTTATGGTGTACAGAATAATCTGAAATTCTCAAACAAGAAACAATCGGACAAGAATCCTCCCTTTACAAATGATTTCTACTTTGTAAACAAACCTGGTACATTAGAAAATGCAAACATATCCGTATATGATACGGACTGGATATTACAACCTACAATGGTATTCTATACCGAAGATATTTTATTGCAAAAGAAAGTATTACAGAATACTTTACAGATAAGTGATTTAAAAGATATATTGGGTACATTTGGAAACACGAATGAAAACATCATAGACAAGCCTTTCAGGTTCGACGGAAACAAGGTAAAAGCGTATCAGGATTCTTTCGGTTCATTTGTTCTACGTAATGAAACTTTCATTACTCCCCTTGGAATCACTCTTGACAGAAATGCAAAGGGCGGAAGAACATTGACCACTCCGGCAGGTACGATAAAAAGCGGTACTCCGGCGAATGAAAACGTGTTGGAATATGCAATGGATGATTTGACCTCAGATGATTACCATGCTATTATAATAGCTCTTGGAACTAACGATTTATCAGGGGTGATAAGAGGTACGATATTGCTTGGCGATTGGGACAGTGAAGATACTTCAACTCTTTATGGTGCATTGAATTATGCAGTGAACAGATGCAAGACTAATGCTCCGTCCGCCAAAGTCATATTGGTGTCCCCGATAAACAGAACAAACGGCTGGAATGGAATAGCTATGCAGATTATAAGAAACGCCATCAGAAACAAAGCTTTGGCCAGCGGCTTTTCGATTCTTGATGGCAGTACATCTCCATTTCCCAATGTAGACAACGACTTGTCTAAGCTTTGCTGGAATGATGGCTTGCATCCTACAGTAGGAATTGGCAGCAAGATGTATGATATGTGGGTGTTGGGGAATATTTTATGAATTTACGAAACTTGGACGGTTCTTGCTACCGCCCAAGTTGATTTATACTTTTAGGTATTTATATATGCACCGAAATGCAGGTATTAACCCTATCCACTAAAGCTCTGGGACTATACCGGTAGTAAATATAAGATATATTATACCTACAACAGCAATCACAGCAAGAACGAACTCTAAGGTATCAAGCATAAATTGCCCTACCTCTTTAATAGCGTTAGGTTGAGCATTATCACGCTCAACCTATATTTTTTTTCTTTTAAAAATCATATTTTTAATATTTAAAAAAAATAATAAATTGTGTGCCGCTTGCGCTTTATGTCAGCCGGCGTTTTACTGACAACGTTCGTAAGACAAAAGTATTCAAAGGTAATGATTTTATAGAATTGACAAGATGATTTTGAGGGATATTTTACCGCTGTGTTTAATTTTAATCATCCCGGACTGTGAAGTGCCGGGATGAATTTGTGTTAACCTTATTGGAAAGTAGGATCAACCCCATTATCCAACACTTCAATACTAACTTCAAGACCGCTTGTGTTTTCTGCGACTGAAATCGTATTAACCCACTTTCTCGGCACATCACTTTCCACAATCAAATGGTCTCCCATATTAATCATCGTATGACAAGCCAAATGTATGGATGCAAGTGCCGTACATATATCCTGTACAGACATATCGTCAGTAGTGGCCACACTCCACGGCTTATTGGTGTATGAGATACCTTCTACCTCATTGTCTATATTTTCGCTTCTGAATAATGTAGTGGTATACTCTTTCAGAGTAATAACTCCATTGGTAGGAGAGCCTGTAAAAGAGATTTTTATTTTTTCCCTGGTGCCATAATCAGTGCACACCTTAACCCCTTCACCGAAATAAGCACTCCCGACAAACGGGAATACAGGCTTAATCATAGATATATTATTTCTCCAGGTTTTAAGCAGAGAAGTATATTGCGTATTAGTATCAACGACGACAAGCAGCCCTTTGTCTGCATAATCTTTGATGGCATTTAAAATCCTCTCTCTGTCTGTCGTAGTAGCGGTATCATGGGCATACAGAGCAAGATGCTTTTTATACTTGACCGCTTCATCAAGTAAAGACAATGAATAATCTGCCAACTCTGCATTATCCATTCCGTGCCTTGGGATATACCATCTATTAGTGCTGGCAGTGATAAACCTGGCTTCACCGTTGAAATACCTCTGGCTGATTGTTCCGATGGAATAATTATAATACTTGGATAATATTACAGCACTATGGGCATCCATATAATTCTCAGGAGGACACCAACCCTCGGTTTTCAGCCCTTGAGAAATAAAGTATTCTTTGGCCGATTTGATTGTATCTTCAAATTCAGCATCACTGAAGTTATTACTTCCTTTATGCGGGTTCCACCCGTGCGCTATAAAACCATTCCCGGCTTGTATTAACGACTTGAATTTCTCCTTGTCCTGGATAGACCTGTTTTTATATATAAAGGCATTAAGGCAACAGGTAATTGGAATACCCATTGGGTTCGCCACGTCACACCAGGAAAAAAAGGCGTCAATGTAATCCAGCATTATACTGACTGATGCCGTTTCTTGTAATGTCGGTATGTGCGTGTCTAATTTGTTTAACAGCTTTATATTTTTATCGATTTCTTCTATTTTTTCATCAATAGTTGGAAAAGTGTATGATATAGATACAGTTGCATCCAAATCATATCCCTTATAAATTATATAAGGATAGTCGGATGGTGACGGCGCAACAATCTGTTTGCTGCCTGATTCAAGCTTATTGCTTCTGTATATATCTTGTACTCCATCCGTATTATTATCACTTGACTTGCTGAAATAAACCTCGGTCCAAGCCGCTTTAGTTTTAGCATAGTCAACATTCAAAGTACTGTTGTCAGGAAATGTATTCTCCAATGACTGAAACTGCATCTTAAATGGATATATATCAACATTTATCTCTTTGCCGCCAATACTATCCTGTATGCCCGAGATAATTCGGCTCTGCTCTTCTATTTTCTGATTAACATTTTCAGAAACCTTATTGATGTCGTCAAATATGTTTTTATTCTCACCGGCAGATATTGTCGTTTTAATGCTGCTGTCATCTGCTGCCTTAAAAAGTATATATGGATATTCTGACCTGTTAGGAGCTTTACCTGTTTTACTAATAGTTTCATGATTCATCCCTTTAATGACAAAATCAGGATAGAAGTATTGTTGGCCTTGATATGGAGATACAGACGAGAACGCCAAGAATATAGTTTGCTTATTCGGGTTATCAATGTGAATGGTACAATCTTTCCCTTCGGGGAAAATATTCTTAAGGGATTGCCAAACTGCCGATGGAGACAGTTCTAATGTTATCTCTTTGTCGTAAGTTCCATCTATGTCAATCTTATCGGCGTTTAAGTTGAATATATCGTTATCAATTCGTTCAATCATTGCTTGATTGGGTATTTGTTTCCAACTACCGGCACTTGTAAACGTCCCTCCCTGGAACTCCCATGTTTCTACTTTTCCGGCTGAATTGATGAATGACACCTTCAGCCCGATGTTTCTAAGTTCTGGCGGAACTTGGACGATAGCCGTCTCAAGTGTATATCGGTTTGTTCCATCGGTACCCGAAGTAGGATGATGGACGGAAACATTATATTCAGTAATACCTTTTACCCTTTCCCTGCTTTCTTCCTGCTGTTTGTTTACCATTTGGAGAAGCTGTTCTCCGACCAGTGCGGCCGTATTGGATTCCGGTAGTTCATTCTGCCTGATTTTATTTGCTCCGGAAATCAACTGTTCATAAGACTGTGTAGCCATATCATTTATAAGTTTTATCAAAAGTTTCGTCAAAAGTTCTATCCAATAAGAAAGCCTTACGGCAATTTATAGACTTATAAGGTTCGGACAACGGTATTACCGCAATGACTCCGTAGAGCTGGTTGTCGGAGTTCACCACATAATCCGCTTCCACCTCTTCGAGTGAGAAGGCAAGCCATTGGCGGTTCTTCCGTTTGTCTTCAAGTATCTGGTTGAGTATCTCGTCAAGAATACGTTCACACCTTTCAAGAACCGTTTCTATTTGAACGTAGTCGGAAGTGTCGGATACATGCTCCACTACAAACAACAGGTAATTCCGGCCTTTTCTATAAGCTCCCGGACCACCGCCGTAACCGAAACCGGAACCACGGTCCAGAATCACCGCCGGATAATGGAGCACACTGTCCAATGCCGTATGCTTCTCCCTTTCGGATGAGAAGAAGTGCACCTCATCGTTCTTCTTGTGCCGGATGTCAACATGCCTTTCGGCCAAATTCTCTATGTACTCTGAAAATGTCATTTGTTCTGTTTTTGAGCATCACGTATTCTTTTATTAAGCAGGCGGAATGCGGTTGCCACCGGCATTGCCTGGTATTTCTCCATGACCGCCACATCGTCACCGACAAAGGCATCGAATATGTCGAGCCAATTGACCGACGGTGCAGCCGGCTTCTTTTGCCCATCCTTCTGTTCCCGTTCGTCATCCAGCGGAAACAGGAAAGGAAAAGCCTTCGAGAGCCACCTCTTGATAAAAACATAATTCAGGAATATAGCGTATTTGACATGTTTGTCAATCTTTGCCACCTTCATTACCCGTTTTTGCAATATCAGGGGTTTCTGACGGCTAAATACGCCGTTTTTTCCTCCTGACGGTAGGACAATATACTCGTTGTCCTTCAGATATAACATTGACACGAAAGCATCCAGTGAGGAATCCTTGCCGTCACGGGCATATCGGTTGAAAGCCGTGTCCACGTGCATGAAATGTTCAAAACACATTCCTTTCAAACGTTCACCCGGCGCCTTGAGTCCCGCTACATCGGAAAGTATGAAGTGGTCCATCCGGACACGACAGTCACTGATGAACTCCACAAGCTCGCCCAACTTATACCTGTAATAATTGTCGGAACCGGCTCCGGACGGCAGGGAATAGAACTTCTTCAGGAATGATGATTCATCCATTTCCTGAAGATACAGCCGCGACACAAGCAGGAACTGTTCCGGTGTCAGTTCTTCCCATTTCTCCGGTACCGGGCATGTCACTTCACGCCGGATGCCGAAGCTGCTGTATTCAATGCGAAGCTCTTTCATGTCCAGAATGTATGTTTATGGTCATTATCCCGGTCGAATATCCTCCTGGGGTCACCGACATACAGCTCTGAAAAATAACTGCGTGCCGTCCTTAGCAGAGCCGTCATATACATATCCGCATCCGCCTTCAGGTTCTGAATCTGTACGGCTATCCGTTCCGTATCGACAGGTTTCCTTTCCTCATTTCCTTTTTCACCTGGCTGTACCGTAGTGAAGTACAGTCCCCGGTCCGTTATGCTACCCGTTTCCATCAACAGACGTCTGACCGCCATCGCAACAATGTAGCGGGAACAGGCCAGGCGCAGACGTTCCACATCTTTCCGCCGCCCTTCATCTTCAGATTGATTGACCAACCCATCAATCAGATGTTCATACAGTTTGTCACCGATAGCCGGCTGAAGCAGCATTTCCTCGACAAACTTCAGATGCGGTTGCAAGCGCAGGAAGATAATCCGGCTGCCGTTGATAAAACAGACGTCATTGACATCCGCGGTACTGCGAACGATGGCGGATTTACGGTCCTGATAAGCCTGCGAGGTCGCGAACTCCGGATATTCCGCTATATGGGCATACAGGAATTCAAGCAGTTCGTCAAGCGCATTGAATCCTTTGTTCCGTAACGATGTCCGCAGGTTATCTTCCTGATACTTATACACCTGCTGGAATGACTCGTTGTTGTCAGACTTCTGTCGCTGGAAGCCAGCATCGGTGATACGCATGCTGATTTCATCAAAGTCATTCCAGAACGCCAGGTTCGCGTTTGCCCGCTTGCAAATCTCCAACAGGCAACTGTCCAGCTTCTCTCGTTCGGTTGCCCCTTCAGTATTCTGTTCCAGTACATCCGGATTCGGACCGAATCTGTATATCTCAACCACTTCACCCGCCATCGCATCGCCCAATAGCGGTACAAGGTATTGCCGGAAAGCATTCCGAAGAGGTGCTTCCATCATGTCAAAGGAGATGGCGGTGTTCACCTTCATCACCGCTTTCAACTCCTTGCCGTTGTTCCATTTTTCTGCACTGAATATCATTAGCTCAATGTTTTTTTGGTACCGCTGCCAGTATCAAGAGTTACTAAGACTGTATTACGGAAACGCAACTCACATTCCGGCATACCGTTTATCTTTATGTAGAGTTCTATCGGGTCCAGGATATTCTGCCGGTCAATCCACGCATTGGCTATATTCACGAGAAATGCCTCGCGGATATTGGAACCACCCTGATTGCCTGCGTATGTACCACCGGGCATACCGGCACCGAGCACATTGGGATTGACCATCAGGGCAAACAGAATTTCCGAGTTGGCGGCTGCCGATACCGGCAGATTGTCACCGCCCTGGTATTTATTCTCCAGCGGCTTGATTTTCCATTCTTCCTCAATCCTGCCGTTCATTTCATTTACGGCATAATGTGAAAAGATGGGCTTTTCCGCATTATCTGGGCCGCAAAGGTTCTGCTCCACAGAGTCCATGTACTTCTGTATGGCCGCCTCACGTTCCTTGGCTGAATAGTCCTTGGACGGATATTTTTTCTCCCAATAGGAATACGGTATCTGCACATGCCATTTCCAGGTAATCTGGTTCTTGTAGGCTTTCTTGAGGAAATGGGGGATAAGATGGGCTATCTCCACCCATCCACAAACGTAAGCGGGCCACCAGATAGGCATACCGTAAAGGTCATCATTGCTCCAACTGTCACGCACCGGCATGATGAAACCATCCTTCATCTTTCCGGCAAACTTCAGTACCTCGGCGTGCATTTGTGGGTCATATTCGGACAATACATCCAGCCTGGTGTATTGCCCCTTGTCCGGACGCTGTGGCCAATATCCGGAAACGATGCACTTGCAGGCGCCGTATCCGTCCATCTCGGAATAGCGGCGGTAAAGTGCATTGACCGGATTGATGCCGGCAAAAGAGTTGGCAGCTGCCGAGGGTACGAACTGGACGGCTCCGTTACCGAATTTCAGATAATCACGAAGTACCTTTTCCATGTAGCGCCTTACATTCCGGGAAGCGATAAAAGCCTGTACCCGGCTGTCCTCAACGGGCTTCAGCAGCTCATTGCCATCGTCGTCGTAACCGTCCACCCTGCAAGGATAGATACCCTGTCCGAGTGTCAGGTTACGGAGAAATTTCAGCCCGGTGTTGAGCACGCTGGTATTCCCGATTTCTTCGGCCGCCTTCTGCGGGAAATCGTTTCCATCTCCCCAGGGACGTACTTTCACCCCGTCGATGTCTATATAACTGGCGTTCGACTGGTCATACGGCGCCAGAATCCTGGCACGTTCTTTCATCTCCTTCTGTGGTGTTCCCGTCGTCTCACCGAATATATACGTGGATTGCATCAGCAGGGGAATGCCGCTTGAATTAAACAGTATATTCATCAGAATACGATTTTCATTTTGTTATATTCCAGTATCAGGTCAATATCCACCGGATACGGATGTCCTTCGGGATTACCTTTGCAATCACAGGGTTGTACTCCCCGGAGTTGGTACTCCTTCATGTTCATGCGTCCGGCACCACATGCGTATGCCTGGGGAATAAAATACACCCTGCCTTCCTTGCTGACGAACTTAATTGAAAAGATGCGCCGGCGCCCGCGTTCGTCCGTGCGGATATCCATGTCGGCCAGAGCCAGATTTCTACGTATTGTTTCCATATTGAATCAGTTAAATGTATAGTCGAATGTCCGGTCAAAAATACCTATCCTGTCATTGCGTATCCGTTCAAATTCCATGTAACCGCGTTCCGCAGGACGATATGTCACAGTAACGCTGAACTTCTCGCTTCCGCTCTGCCTGTGCAGCAGATCCACGTCTGTAACCACTATTTTTCTCTGCCCGGCAGTATCATATACACGGATATCGGCGGACGTTACCATATCTGTCAGAGCTTTATACTTGGCAATACTGAGATAACCGCTGTTTACTGTTCTGACATCCGACAGTTCGGGGTCCATCCTCATATCCTCCTGCATGAGCGACACGATTTCACCATTCAGTTCAGGATTATACTCCACAAGTCCGGTAAAAGCAATAGTCTCCGGTAATCCGAAGCTGTTGAGGTAGATAAAATTGCTTATATTCCGGTAATAATGCTTGTCCATATAGTACCTGATTCGGTCTGTACTGCCGGTACCAGCTGTAACAGTCACGTCATAATAGAGTATGGCATCGGCAGAAACCCCGGAAAGCGATGCAATCTTCGCCGGAGACACCCGAAAAGCAAGCATGCCGGTCCGTCCACCCAGCGTAACGGATTTTCGGGTATATTTCTCCACTCCGTTACGGACATGCGCCACACCGATATGCAATGTCGTGGCGGCATCTGCAAAGAACGGCACGTATTCTTCCCGACCTATAGCGGTATTTATACTTTTATACCAGCTATAAATCATACCGGGTTCAGGCGAGACGGTTGAGACCCTATTTTTGGAATACCAGACTGTAGTACTGCTTTCAGCCGTTGTGCCTTTATCCCGACAGTAGATACGGACATTCCGTGCGTTGCCTGTATAAACATCACCCGGCGTTGAAAAGTCTGCGGATTCGAAATAACAGTCTATCAACTTGCCAAAATCAGCCAGAAGGACCTTGCCGGCTACGGGGTAGAACCTTTCATGGCTCATTACATCAGTGCCTGCAACATTCAGGTCAATATCTACATATTCATTCACCCCGGTAATGGCTACATTTTTCAGATTACCGGAAAAGTAGACCTTCCCGTTATCAAATCCCTGTATCACCATCTCTTTATGTCTTTAGATATGCCTACCACTGCAGTCCTGTTATACCAGTCATATCCAGCCCTGAGCTCCCAGGATTTACGGCGGTACCCGACCTGAAATATATAACTGTGGCGTCCCAGCAGGATACCTGCCGTCAAGGCATTGTTGTGAATGACCGTCTGCTTGTAATCCACTACCACTGTCCGATTAAGCAAGGCGTTATGTGATATTACATCCGCCAGTTCCACCCTCAGATATGGCCGTTCTATGATTGTATCCGAATAATACCTCTCCGCAAAATAGTCTGCCAATATAGCCGTTGTATCTACATCAGCAGGTATTTCCCTGACAATTACTTTCGGTTCAGACACCGCGAGACGTATCGTATCATGGCGGACAACCGTTTCCGGAACACGGACAATACTCCGGGAGTGGGAACCGAACCAATGTCCCGTCCAGCCGGCAAGAAGTGCGATAACCGCACATAGGAATATGCACTTAGCGTTCCGTCCCATCAACTTTCCTTTTGAATTTGTCCGTAACCGTCACCCATAATATTTCTACCTGTTTAATTAGAGTATCCTTCGGTTTTCCGTCAATAACGGCAAGGTTTTCCAATATGCTGGTCACATGCTCCACGCAGAACCAGGTCATGACAAACACTTTGGCGATGGAAAAGAATACGGTAGCCAGCAGCATGACAACGTCACCTTCCGCCATAACCTTGCTTTCCAAATAGAAAGAATGGATAATGTAAATGATGGCCAGCCAGATGCACAACTTGATGATGCACCGGGAGAAGCGGAAAGATTCAAAACCTATGCCCTGAACCTTGCTTGCCCGGATGCCCGTCCACATCTCGGAAACAATCGCTACCAACATGGCCATTGCCAGAACAGGAGTGATGCCTATAGACTCGCTGACTATCGCAGTAACGGCACTGAAAGAAATAACCGGAAGCTGTAGGTTGTATTTGAAGCTCGGAGCTATCGAAAGGAAAAACTCCTTCAGTGAATCGTACCCGTAGGTACCAACGAATTTTGTAAGAAAACGTATCATATCTTTTTTCACACAAAGATAAGGTGTGGAGATAAGATAGGATAGGACATAAAAAAAGGCTTCCAACCCGTGGAAGCCTTAAAGAACGTTGCATAATACGTCTGTCAAACAATAACTACACAACTTCCATAAATTCCTTTCCTATACGATGAAGCCCGTCAACAATACGCTTTCTTTGTTCGATACGTGGCACACGCAACCCGCTGGCGTAATGAGAAAGTTGTTGTTGATTAATACCTGATACACGAGCTATGGCTGCCAAGGATGTAAATTGCTCACATTTACGAAGCAATGCAGCAACTCCCAACTCTACATCAAACTCATAATCCCCATTAACCAGCCATTCCGGTACAGTTTCACCATCCTGCAACAGTCCCTCTACATGCTCACAAACAGCATCAGAAAGTTCCTGCATAAGTCCATCATAGCTTTTAGAAGTAGCGATAACTACACCGCACAAAACATCATCTTCAGTAACCGCACCGAAATTTTTATCGCACCAATCAACTTTCACTTTAATCTTTTCCATATCTTCTCCTTATTTTTTAGCAGGGTGTCATTTCCACCCTGCCTGTTTCCAAATACTGTTCAATAAAAATTGGCTTAAAACCTCACTTTCGTGACCTCTTACCGTCACCCTTCCTTTTTTAGTGGGATGCTTGAATTGTCGGTGGTCGCCTCCGGAACCCTTCAGTTTAACCCAACCGTCAGCTTCAAGCAATTTAATCACTTCCCTTACTTTGTACTTTTTCATATTGGATTGTTATTGCTATTGTTTGACACTGCAAAGATATAAATATTTATATCATTAGCAAAGAAAAAAGCCAAAAATAATATATTTTTTTATACCATTTAATATTTGGCTTTGCCCCTCCGTGGTTGAAGGAACGGAAAAATAAAAAAAATACCTCTTTACGCCCGTTTCCGTTTGTGAGTGTGCGAGCAAACGGAAACGGGCGCCGCCCCGCACCCGTTCCCCCCTATAAGCGTCCCTCATCGGCAAAGCTGTAATAGGTATCTCCTGCTATGATTATATGGTCTATCATACAAATGTCAAACAGAGTACCCGCCTTTTTCAAACGTTCCGTTACGTTTTCATCTTCCCTACTGGGGTGTTTGCTCCCACTCGGATGGTTATGTACGACAGCGAACTGCGTTGCGGATGCTTCCACCAAAATGCGCATTATCAACCGCACGTCTACCGCTGTCCGACTTATCCCACCAACCGAAACCCGTACTTTCTTTATCACCTTTGCAGCAGTATTCAAAGCTATCACCCAAAGTTCCTCATTCGGCAAATCCCACAAAAACGGGTGTATAAGCGCATCTATATCCTGACTGCAACGGATGGCGTCCTGCCCGTTATGCCTGCTTTGCAGCCGTTTGTACAATTCAATGGCAGCCGTAGCCACTTTTTTACGGCCGGGCGTCAACGAGGAGAACAATCCGTTCAAATCATATTCCCCGCCTTGCCGTTCCGCTTCGGTAACAAGTTTCTTATTGTTCGTTATCTCGTATATCAGTTCGCTGTCGCTCATGTAGCGGCAAGCACTATCAAACAAAGTTTCCATATATCCGTATTTTATTAAAGGCAGCCCGCCCGAAAGCGGGCTATCCTGTACTTATTATTCACTGATTAAAAGCTGCTCCAACTCTTCGATTTTCTGCTGAATTTTCTTTTGCATAAACTTAATGAACTCCGCCAATAGAAAACGGTTGGAGATTGTAAAAATATCGCTATTGCTGCCATAGCCCGAAGCTTCCGCAAACCGCAATTTATAAACCGCCGTTTCAAACGTATCTTCCTGCTTCAATTTATCCGCTGCTTCATCCAATTTATCCATAGCGTTGATAAATGCGGTACGGTTGCGGGAAATCTCTTTTTTCCGTTCAAGGTCGGCCAGACATTTCTCCAGCTCTTTTGTCTTACGGTTTATCTCCTCTTGCAGCTTGGCCGCTTCATCCTTTTTAGAATTTTTCCCTTTACCCTTGGCGGGTGTATCGGCCGACTTCTCCTCTTTCACAGGTTGTTTTGCGGTTTCTTTCCCTGCCTTACCGGCTTCTTTCATTGTCTCTACTGCTTTTGTCAATTCTTCACCGATTGTTTTTACTTCTTTTTCCATGTTTGTAAATTTTAAAAAGTTAATAATTAATGATTTATATAATAGTGATTAATCTATTTCTCCAACTTATGCACCTGACTTTCCGCAAAGAGGTAGCACAACGGAAAAAAGTCCTCTTTCGCATCCTCTTCCCGACCTTGGTTTTTCAGTTCCTCGATGCGTTCCCGCTCCGCTTTCGATGCAACGGGCATTCCCCATATAAGCAGCGCCTTTTCACCTTTACGAACGGTAAACCCTTCTTTTTTCCACTCCTTGAAAGTCTTGAGGTTGGTGTATCCTTTGCAGGCGTAGTAAAACCGCAACAGACCGTTTACCGTATCATCCTCGTTGCCCATGTATTCGCCCATCTCCCTGCGGGCAACCAAAGACTGCGACAATGTTTTTAACTGCTGCCTTTTCAGAAGCCGTGTTTCACGTTCTTTCTTCTCGTCTCTTTCCTTTTTCATAATTCCATTTATTAAGATGTTATGTATTAAAATATTAAGCCTCTATGATTACAAAATCCTCTACCGTCTGAAAATAGGGGTCGGCCGTTGAAAGCAGTTCCCACTTTTTCCCGTTCTCATCCCGAAAAAGAATGCTTAGTTCCCTGATACCGTCAAACTTCCTCAATACCTTGTATCCTTTGAAATACTTGTTCAAAACCTCGATAGCCTGTTTGTAAGTGAATGTTTTCATAATGCTGCAAATTTTATGTTGAACCTTGAGCTTCCGGGTGTGAGCCTTTTCATTTGGCTGTTTCCCTGATTGGAGCTTTTTTTTTCTGCGTCGCCTGTCGCTACGCGGTATGTTTCGCCTTTTTTACGCTGCATCAAAAGGTGTTGTAAGGAACAGGAGCAAGTTTTTCAGAAAACCGGAACGGCTTGAATACTACCCAAAGGGTGGAGATTTTTTATGAAACGCCAGCCTGAACTTGAGCCAGTGACGTCAACATTTACCTTTGCAGCACAAAAAAGCGAAACTGCGTAGTGATAGGAGACAGAAATAAAGGGCGACAATCAGAAAAGGAAACAGCCTGCAATACATAGTTGAAAACTATACCGCTCTGCCCGGTACATCCTTTGAATAGACAATACCGGGCGTACCTGCATGGATGCAAACAGATCCAAGAAGCCGCTGCTTCTTACCGCTTAACCGCGCAAAATTCGTACCGAGAAAGCAGATTTATTACCAGCTTTCTCGGTACGAATTTTGCGCGCCTGGGAAACCGTTAACGAATGTTATTAAAAAGATATTCCGCTAAATATGAACACATAACACCCGCTTTCCATCCGAATGGAAAGAGAAACGGACGTTTCTTCTAACCGCGCCCTATCCCAAAACGCAAAAAGAAACGCAAGAGACAAGGAAATATGATAGGCGGCACACCCCCTCGGACGTTTATTCAGTACAGTATCCTGTCCTCAAAGGCTGCGATTGTCTTTGCAAAGATTGCAAGTCCTGCCATATCCATTGCGATTGCCGTTGCGAATGTATGTAAGGAAAATCAGATGCGTGCATCTACGAACCCGTAAGCCTGCCTGAGCAGGTGCCCGTACTTCGTCCAGACACGCTTATCCACGGCATCGCCGAAGTGGGTGGCTTCTTCCGGAAGAACGGACTGGTTGCGCTCGCTGCGCTTGTCCTTGGCAAAACGTCCTTCACGGTCTTCAATAACACGTGTGTTATTCATGGAGATGAGTGTATACTTGCATTTCGAACCGTTGAAACGCTTCTTCGGAAACCGCTCGTCTTTCTCTGCCAGAATGGAAGCCCAGAGCAGATACTTATCATGTTGTGGCGGTTCCATACCTGCATGGGTGTGCTGCTCCACCGTCCATCCGTGTTTTTCCAGGCGCTCAACTGCAAGCTCATTGTAGGATTTTTTGTTGTTGGCACGACGTGCGTCCCCGTAGCGGTCACGGTAATAGTGTACGTGTTTGTTGATATGGTTACGATAATAGTGGCAGAACTTATCCATCAGCGCGTTCACCATGGTATCGTCCTCTTCATCACGCTTGACGAAGAACTCGTTGATATTGTTGTCCACCGGTTCACGCGTCAACAGCTTTGTTACAAAGTCATAGTTGCGCTCCTGGGCAACTTCCAGGAACGAGGCAGCGGAACCCCAGTCGGGTGTCAGCTCTATCGGCTGGTTCGGATTACAATCCAGGTCACGACGGCTGTCATCATTATTGCCCAACTGTTTCCAATCGAAGCCGGTATCCTCGGCAAAGTCCCGTATATAGTCATCATTGGTCGCGTTGTAATACACATGCCGTTCATCCAATTGGTAATAGCAGCTGTCAATCTTATCCACCATATAGTTCAATATCTCAATCATGAAGGAAAGTTTATCCATCACCTTGTACTGGTTCAGGATGTAGTTCATGCCCACATTGGCGATATTGTCGAAGATGGAGCCGAGGATAAACAGCGTGCCGTCCCGTGAGACGAACGGCGTAATGCTTTGACGGAGACGGACGGTCTCATTCCAGACTTCCTTGAACATTCCCGCATCACCGGCAATGCGTGCATCAATAAGCTGCATCTGTAACCGCACAATCTTATTCCAAACATCAAACAGACGGATGTCCCGTTCCTCTTCATAATACTTGGCAGGTTCGAGCAGCCATTTCTGCTCCGGAGTATAAGGCATGGAGGATAAGAAGGTATTGCCATGATGCTTCAATACCGGATGCTCCGATTTGCGCCCAAAAATATGCTCATTACCACGGTTGGTAGGCGCGGCTTCCCGGTCGAATTTTTCCTTATCGAGCGTCAACGCTTCATCAGTGATGTTATAGTCGGCATTCGGTCCACGGCTGTTACCGCCTTGGGTAAGTATATAGAGCATATGTCCGTTGCTGAAGCTGATGCCGTATTCATAAGACATGATGTGTTCATAAGGCTTGTACCACCCCTCAATGGGACGACGGCAGACCACATAATCACCGGTCTTACTGACTGGGTCCCATTGCTTGTAACCGAGCATCTCCAGCATCTTGAAAGCCGAAGGCAGCGTTTTTGTGAGCGCCTGGCCGATGGTGGCCTGGGTGAGTGTGGTAATGCCACGCGGCATAAGCCGGATATTGTCATCTATCACGGCGCCGGTAATGAATGACTTACCCGTGGCGCGTGAATAGATAACATATCCGCTCCTATAGGGCATTACCAGGAATGCCGCCTGCGCCGGATTGACCTTGATGACCTCTTCCCATACGTTTTCGTCCATTGCACCAGCATATCAATAGCGTGGAAATACAATGTAGTTCACGCCCTCGGAAGAAGTCATACGGGGCATAGACTGTCCGGTGTCCGCAAGTAACTGCGGCACTTCATCCGGTTTGAACTTGGCGGACACGGTACAGACAATCTGTGTCTTGCTGACTGACACCATATCAATATGTTTATGGTCAACCAGGTAAGAGATAAGCCGTTTATTGGTTAATTTCTTCATAATGTTTTCTGAATTTTGAATTGACAAACAAATAATTTCTTACATGCCAGTACGGTTTACCGGCTTTCTGTTCCCGTTGCCGGGTATCTTCCACGGCCCGGATGACAGCCTCTTTTATATTCAGTTCACGAAATGCGGAATGAATTGAATGCTGTACCGGCGAGAGGTTACAGGTATCAATGCACATCACAATTGTAACAATCAATGTATCAATCATATTTCCATATATTTATGAGTTCATAATTTCTTCAGCCTGTACATCGTCAATGGGTGTGTACATCGAATCCACCAAAACCTTTTGCTCTTCCTGTGAAAGATTGCGGATGGCATCCAAAGGAATATCCACCTTTTGCCCCATGCTGTTGATTTGAATATAGAAAACATTCTTCTCCATGCGGCGCGGGTCCTCAACCGAAGCGGGTTTCTCGCCAATCATCTGATGCAGCACTTTTTTGGCATTGTTCCATTGCTTGAGGTCGCCCTTGAGCTTGCAATCCCGGATAAGTTGTACTTGGTCCTTTATCATCCAGGCAAACCAGAAATCCCAGTCAAACTGATGCTGTGTCTTGAACAGTTCTTTTGCCAGGGCGATATCCTTACGCACCTGTGTACGTGAGATACGGTATTTTGCCAGCATGATATTGATGATATGGCTCTCGTTCGGATAATCGTCCAAAAGGCGGGCTATCTGCAACACCCGGTTACACTGCACCTGTAAATGTTCCGGTAACGGACTGTTCTCAGGGTCAATGATATGTTGCTGTATAAGGTCGTATGACTGTTCCTCCAGTGCGGCCTTGCTTTTGGATGCTGTCAAATTACTACTCATACTCAAGATACCGCTGTTGCGATTTAAAGAATTTAATCAGCTCCTGCTGTGCCGGATTACTGCCATTGACGGCAGATTTGATGATTGCTTCACGTACTTCGACCATCTGACGAAGATGCCCACGATAGAAAGCCGCCCGTATTTCAGTACCCTGAGTTCGGAGTTCTTGGGTAAAATCCGTTTCGTCCACACCGATATTAATGGCAATCAAGCCTGGTGGGATAAGACGATATGCCATCTTCTCTATTTCATCACTTTGCTGCTGCGTCAAATTCATCATTTAACATCTTAAAGTCAAAATCAAAAATGTCCGGGCTGGTATGGATAATCCCACGTTCCAGTTTCGGGTTATGAGTGGCATTTTGGCTGCCCACTACAGTAATCTTCCAATTCTCATTATATAGTAATGCTACCTTCGCGTGCAACGCCAGGCAGCGGTAACTGTCCGGGAATGTAGTTACCAGATAATCGAATGGTTTGGGTGAGATGCTGCGTACCCGATTGTCTATCAGAAACCGTACCGACAACAGTTCACCCGCTTCCGTCTTGCGATGAAGCGCCGCAATACTGTCCATGGATATGGAATAGGTGGTAAGCAGCAGATGTGCCGGACCGGTCTGTTTCAGAATATAGAAAATCAGTTGAATAAGATTGAATGCCCCTGAAGAATAGAAATGTTTGTCCCTGCCGGGTACCAACATCCCCATGGCATCCGGATGCAGCAGTTTTTCCGCAACCAGGTCATGGTCGGAAATTGCCGCATCCGTTTGGCGAAGAGGGAGCACATTGTCCTTCATGCTCTTCGCCGGCATCTCATTCATATCACCGCAACATACCAGCATTATTGCAGTTCGGCCAGTCTATATTCTATTTTTTCTACCAATGTTTCCTGGTCGGCAATCTTCTTCTCGTATTTCACACGTTTCGGGCAATCAGGAAGAGGATTTTCTTTACCGCCTTTGGGCTTGCTCTCCGAAGAATACAGCAACATATTCTTTGCTTTAGTTATCTTACTCTTGGCGTTGGATTTCGCTTTTTTCAGTTCTTCTATCGACAAAGCACTGATGTCGGTATCGTCCGATTCGGTGTCCAGCTGCTCTTTAGGGGCATTCTTCTCTTTATAGAGTTCGTCCAGTTGTTCTTCAGAAGGCAGTTCCTTGTTTTGTTCAAACTGCTTTTTGACGGCTGCTAGTAAACTCATGCGTTTGGAGAGACAACCTATACGAGCGATAATATCCTTGCGTTCTGCACATACAGCTTGCGTATTGACCTCACCCAACTCGGCAAGCAACCGATGCTGGCGTGAACGCTCGTTATAGCATTCACGGAAATCATAGATGATTTTGGCAATAACCGACGGATATGCAGGCTGCTCATCCGCTTCACGCGCCAGTTCATTTTCCGCAATGGCAACAATGGCTGCCGCCGTTTCTTCTGTAACTGTTTCGGGACGCCCGTCATTACCCGGTACCGCATCATCCGCCAAATCCACATCTTCAAAGCGCGGATCATCGGGATGATACCACACCTTTATCATCTGACGGATTTCATACTCCAGTTTCTCACGGGTATGCGGTTTTTCTCCCTGACGTGCCAGACGTGCGGCGACAAAACCCTTATACCCGGAACGGGTAAGGATATTCACACCGGCACTGTAATCCCGTTTCTGCGAGTTCAGCCATTTGATGCCGTCCCTGCGTGCCTCAATGTAGCTATCTGTAATCTTTGACATTGTACGTTGATTTTTAATGATACACAAAGCTATTGCGATTTCCGTTGCCGGGATAGGACAAAACAGAATGCCCGCCTCTGCCAAAGAGAGACGGGCACAGAAAACAATTCGATGAGAAAACAGAGGATTATTCCTTTAAGGCCGCTTTTACGGTGAGAAGGTCTTCCGTATCTCCTTCATACACACATTTGCGTGGCGCCGTAAAAGTATAATGGAGTGTGTTCTGGTTGCGGGCTGTGGAGCTTGCCCCGGTAGTGGCTCCGTCACCTGATGCACGCAGAGCACCGCGGCGCTTGTCGCCCATCAGATAGTTCGTGCCGTTGTTGTCGGTCACGATAAAGAACATCTTGCGTCCTTTGGTGGCGTTCTCGAAACCGAATATCTTTTTCCGCATTTTGGCAGAAATGATATTCAGATCCATCAAATATGATTCGCCACCGCTTTCTCCCTGGTCGGTAATCTTGAACTCGGCCAACTCGTCAGTGAAATCCATCTTGTATGCACGACAATTTTCCTTCATAACAAGGTCACCGACCAATGTACCGGCTTCTTCAAGAGAAAGAGGGGATTCCTTCTTTTTAGGATAATCCGGCCAGGTCGCTACATCCGCATGATAACCGAAGATGACGGACGGTATGATACCGCCCATGTTGTCCTGGTTCTCGCAGTCCATTGCCTCATTGATATCATCAAGAGCAATACATAATTTAGGGTCTACTTCTGCCATAGTCACAGGATTTATTCAGATTTAACAACATAGGTGCCCGTCACTTTTTCCACCTTGCCCGCAGCAGGTGTCTTCTTCTGCACGGCAGGAGTGGTATATCCGGCAGCTTCCAGAAACTCGACGGTATATTCCTTGCCACCAGGAACAGCCACATACGTACCGGAATCACGCCAAATTTCCCCGCCTTGAATACGCCACTTTCCACCGTTGTTGGCCGCTTCATCCGGCGCAATGGTCACCTCAATATATCCGAACGGATTGGTTCCTTCAGGATCCACCGGACGGTCATTGACGCAGAACTCGGACTTGTGGACGGATACGAACTGGAAACCAATCAGATACTTCCCGGCAGCATCGAACGTATAGGGGTTACCCGACATGAACGGCTTGATAGACTTGAAGTCGCTTTCCTTATCAAAACCGTAGCATACGTTCTCCTTGGTGGTCAGCATGACAAACTGACTGCCGTCGGGAAGATTCGGAACACGTACCAGCTCACAACGGTTGTTGGAACCGAGAAGATGCTGCGTATCAGAAGTGTCTTCCTTGAGTCCGATAACGATGGTACCCTCATCTTTGCGCCAGTCATCGTACATGTCACCCAAATCATCGGAAACGAACATCTTAATGTTCTTCTTGCGCTTGAAGGTACGCGGCATGTGACGCCACATTTCCAGCAGTTTCTCTCCGATATTGGCACGTGTCAACTCGCCGGTGGTATAAACGTTACCCTCAGCGCTGGAGATGTCTCCGACTGCCTCGCCTTCGGTGATGATGGTACCGATACCGTCGAAAGAGTCCTGAATATCCGTCTTTTCTTCATCCGCACTGTATTTTGCCGTGAAAATGGCAAACAGCAGGTCATTGGACGCCAGTTCGTGTCCGTGATTAATCAGCCATAGTTCGAATGGATGTTCCTTGCGGAGTGTACCAGGAACTTCAGCGATATAGGTACGGCGGTAACGTTCCGGCTCATCAGACATCTCCATCACAACGGGACGCACTACCAGGCGGCGGGGAACAATCTTGCCCAGGTACTTGCCGGCCGTGAACTTACCGGTATATTTGCCGGAGATGCTTCCGCCCTCCACCTTGCCTAGTTCAAGGGAATCGGTAATGCCCGGTACCGGAGTGAAATGTTTCAAGACTTCCGAAGCGTCGAGCTTGTCGACCGCCTTCAGGATGTCCTTGTGCTTTTTTACCGCGGTCAGAACGGCGGTAATGTCAATAGGTGCTTTAAAATCCATAAATAGAATTGTTTAGATGTTATTCATTCTCAAAACTGTTGATAGGGTCTGTAGCAATGTCCGCGAACCTGTTGTCTTCGTTCGCTTCCTGATGGCTGACCGTACCCGTTCCCGGTATCCGGGTGACAATGTCACGGATAACCTGTACCTTCGCCTTGTTGTCGGCGGCATTCTTGACACTGTCACTCAGACTGTCAAGGTCATTTATAACTGCTGTCAGACTGCCTTCGGCTGTTTCCCTGGCGGTATTGGCAGCCGTCAGATCATTTTCTGCCTTGGTTTTCGCATCATTGGCAGCCTTGATGGCATCATTGATGGCCTGTAGGTTCTCTACGGTAAGCTGCATCTTACCGTCTTTTTCCTCAACACCTTCGCAGTTGAGGACCTGGTTGATGAAAGTAAATTCTTTACGCATGGAAATAACTGTATTTAAATTGGATATGTCAGTTCTGTTACCGGTAGGAAATAACCCTTTAATACCGTCGATAATCTGTGAAACCAGGCTTTTGTCACTGCTTTCCGGTTCTGGCTTCTCTTCTGAAGCAACAACCGGTAACGGCAGACCGAGTGCGGTAAAGCAATCGGTTATTTCATTAGTCACCTGCGGCTTTTTATGGGCGCCGGGAATAATCTTGTCTATGAATCCCCATTCCTTGGCTTCGGTAGCAGGCATCCAGCGTTCCTCTTCCATCAGGGTAATAATCTCCTTCAGACTTTTCCCGCTGCGGTTGATATACTTCTGCGCAATCATCAGGTCAATGGCTTCGGCACTCTTTTTCTTGTTTTGCAGTTCCTTGATAGCACCTTCAATCTGATCGGCATTGAGATGCCCCCAAATGTCAATGCCCAGACTACACTTATGTGCCAGCCACATACCATCCTCGTGCATTTCAATGGACTTGGCACCAAATGCCAGTATAGTGGCCGCCGAAGCGTTGAAGCTGATAAACTCCACCGTCACATTACCGTGCTCGGCCATAAGGCTGGACATAGCAACCGCTTCCGCAACATCACCGCCCGGACTGGAAACCTTCAAACGTACGGGCTGGCCTTTTGCTTTGTCCAGAAAGTATTTCAGATAATTCTTATTGTACCAATACTGATCAATACTGCCGAATAGTGTGATAACCGTCTCGTTCATATAACTTTTTTACGCAAAGAAAAGCGCAAAAAAAACGGTACCCAAGGACACCGGATACCGTCAAACATGGAATAAGCCTTCTTTTTACGCTTCCAAATCTTCCATTTCCGCTATATAAACAGTAGGCTCATCCTGAACGCAACTGAAGGTGAATGTCGTGCCGTTCCGGTTTGCAGTCGTCTGTCCGCTGGTATTGCTTGTATTGAACTGTAATAGTGCCTCTTCCTGGCCGCACCAATGAACCTCGCCGTTTCCGTCAACCGCCAGTACATACCACAATCCGCGTTCCAATACTTCAAGCAACTCCCGGTTTACCGGTGACAGTTTCGGAATGACTCCTTCAATTCTTACCGACCAGGCATCACCCGCATCTCCGTTTTCCTTGTCCTCGGAAAAGGAATAGGTATCATCCGCATATATCGGAAGGGAAATGATACTGTCACGGTTACGCAGTTCCAGATAATTCAGGCCTGTAACATAATCCTTGCGGACTCTCAAAAACGAGGACGGCGGAACGGCAAGAACCTTCAACAAGCCACCGATATTTTCAAAATCATAGTTTATTATTTTCATAGGCTAATTTCCCTTGCTGGGAAATTGTCCCAAACTCGGACAACTTCCCCAAGATTATACGGTTAATAAAATCTAAAATCGTTGTATTCTCTACGGTTTTCCGATAGCCGTGCCGGTTGTATTCTCTGCGGATGGTATCATATGACCAGGTGTCTTCATCGAATCCGAAACTGTTCTGAAAGTTACGGATAGCGGTTGAGAGTGGAATCCCCATACTCACATGGGTATCGAGATAGAGGAAAAGCATCTGCTTGATACGCCGTTCTACCTTGTTTCCGAACGCCACCGCTTCGGTGTTCGACAAAGCCCATCCATAACGGTAGAAATCGTCACGGCGTATTTCCACCGCTACATTGGCGGTATAACGGTAAAGGTTCCGGTATCTGTTTTCATAGCGGCCACGTTTTGACAGCCGGGAAAGGAAATCATTTTGTAACTCCTTATCCGATGACAGGTTGACTATTTCGTCCCATGTATCATCCGGAGCATTGAAGTTATACAGCAAGAACTGCCTGACATACGGTTTACAAGGAAGCCAGCAGACAAATCGGTCTTTCTTTATCATTTAAAGCTTTGATTTTTATACAAATATAGCCATATCAGTTTATATATTATTCATATTGCTGTTTTTTTTATTCACAATTCGAGCAGACACTTTTTGTCTTCTACACCTTCCACAATTTCTACAATCAGCATAAACGATTATATATCAACAATATAACGGTTTTATTATTGGGTAATAAGTGTAGAAAATCTGTCTATAAAGTGCCATTTTGTAGAAGAAATATAGAAAAACTGCATTTTGTAGAAAGTTGTAGAAATGTATAGAAGTCGTTTTTATATACTAATACATTGATTTATAACATTGTAGAAAGTGTAGAAAGTGTAGAAGTATTTTTTCCCTCAAAATAAAGCCTATATTCGAGTATAGAAAGTGCATAAAAAAGCCCCTACCTTCACAGGCAAGGGCCTCTCTCACAACTATGATAGACATTTTAAAACATATATGGAGAATTGCCGTTTTCTTTCGCTTTATAATGAGCATCACTTTCTTCTATCTCCGATACTCCCATGTCAATATTGAGATTGATGTTGTAGTTCTCCATCAACTCAGTATAGTCAAAACAAAGTGCTTGTTTCGTACTACTTGTTTTGCGATAGTACTTTTTACCGTCGACCTCTACTTCCTTAGTGACTTCAACCCCCTTTTGTATATTCTTGAAACTGACTGAGTTCTGCACGCCCAAGTATTCCTTAGAGTTTTCGATGTAGAATTTCAGTGATTCAGTAGGTAATGCATTGTCACCTACCTGGCGGGCAAACTTCTTATACAACATAAAGATACGGTCGGTTTGCATTCGTAAAACAGGGCGCGGCTGTTTGAATACCAAATCTTTGACTTTATTAGTCTTTAGACTGGAGAGATAATCTATCCGAAAATCCGCCTCCAGGAATATCTCGCCATCTTGTTGCAAGTAACTGACCACATTCCAGAAATTAGCCAGTTCGTTATTGCTTTTACATTCACGGTTCTGCCGGATGATACCATCGACACAGATGCTCAACAGGTCCCGATACATGAATGGTACATCCAGTACAGCTTCAAGTGTGCGGAACGCAGCCAATGGTATCACCCAGTTTCGTTGTATGCGGTCTTCAATGGACTCGCCTTTCAAGCGGTCGTTTAAATCATCCATACACTGGCGATAATTAGTAGAGAAATCTGTCTCCATTTTTGCACGGTGACGCAGCAGCTGTAAAGTTAGATGTGAAAGTCCCAAATCCCGAATGCTTTTGCACTCGTCAAACGCTCTTTTTTCTGATGTTGAAAATTCTGTTTTTGTAAAAGTTAAGTATATAAGTCGGGAAAACAAGGCAATGTCTATTGTCGGCATTTCTTGCCCGGATAGAATCACACCGCAATCCACACAGGTAATTTCTCTTTTTTTATCTCTGTCCATGTTCATCCGGCTACGGCCGGTACCATCCCAAATCCCCTTCAGGAACTCCCGTTTGTCAAGGTCTATACTATTTTTGTACTCGTCAATGTGTACAAGAGAATTGGCGCATTGAGCCACCGCATCACCCAATGCAGCAATGGTGGCATTTTGGATATTGGGCGGTGTATTCTTGATGATGAAGAACGACATCAGGCTGTGACCGAGTTCCGACTTACCACTACCTTTCGGACCGAATAAGTTCAGAATGGGGAAACTTTTCGTCTGTCCAACGATTATATCCCGAAAGAGAGAAGCCAGCAGGAAGCAAATACCCACTTTAGCATTATCGCCAAATACCTGCACCAGTTTGTCGCTGTATTCCCTCAAGCTGACATTATTATAAGAAGTATACACAAACCGCCGTTCGAACTGGAATAATTTAATATCATCGCGATAAATGGTACTACATCCTGGCAGATAGAAATTACCTCCTTGCAGGCGTACAATACCGTATTCATCGGCGGTATGCCATTCGGTATCGAAACAGCCATTGCCATACGCAAAGAAACCTTGACGCTGCCACCCCAGTTGAGTAATTTCAAGAGCTGTTTCTGTTTGCTCGTAAAGGAACATCTTCAATTTAGTCAGTTCTTTCTCGGAAGCCAGCCAAATGTAATTACCCAACCCTTCTACCTTTTGTTTGAATTTGGAGAGTGAAACCAAGTCTTCTTGCTTCATCTCAATAATTTCTTCCTGCTTATTCTGGTTTTTGATACGATACAAACGTTTGGGGAACAAGGAGTCTTTGATATGAAACATAGGCATCATAATAAAGTTACTCCACTGTACCGGCTTGCCTGTTTCACCGGCCAATGCAAAGTAAGCGTTGTACTCTTCATAGAAACCGTATTTACCCAACAGGTCACGGTCTATTTTCTTGCTCTCACTAATAACCTGCTTTGCCTTGTCCAGTTTCTTCGCGCGGTTAATGGCCGTCTGCCACAGTTTTTTATCTTCATAAAAAGATTGCAGCTGCTTGAGGTACATAGATTCTTTTACCTCGTCTTTGACCATCACAACCATTGCACTAATAGTATTGATGGCATCGCTCCGCTCTTCGGTAGTGTTTACATCCTGAAATATATGCTGGGCATACCAAGGAATAAAATCGACCTCCTTTAATTCCTGAAACTTCTGTATGCTTGTACAATAGGTATCCGGGTCATTCTTGCTCTGCGCTTCTCCCAGGGGCAACTCCTTGACCGATACACCCAGTCCGGATTTCATGGCCAGCAAACCGTTACGCATCGTATTGCGAATACCTGCACCTAATTTTTCTCCTTTCTCAAAATTAGGTGGGTCTGCATCAGGAAGAAAACAGACCTTGGTCGCATACTTCTTAAACTGTTCCATCTGACTTTCTGTCCATGCTCCGCCAAGCGGTGCCACAGCATTATTAACCCGAATCCGCTTCAGCTGCATCGCATCGGGAGCACCCTCTACCAAATAGAACTTATCGTCTTTGGCAGCCTGACGTATAGCCGTATCGATACCGAAAATAGAATCCTGTTTATGGTATATGTCACTTTCGTTGGAGTTTATATATTTAGCCGCCGATTTATCTCCGGAACAGTCACGAGCGGTGAAGCCTATTATCCTACGAAACTTGTCACGAATGGGAATCATTATGCGGTTACGATAACCATCATAGATATTACCTCTCTCCCCGGTTTTCAACAACCCCATCTCTTTCATCAGTTCAATGGACAAGCTGGAAACCTGGGCAAATTTGAGTAAATCATCCCATTTTTCAAGAGCAAATCCTATGCCCATCTCTTCGGAGAATTCCATCCCCCAGCGGCTTTTGACATACTCAAACGCATTTTTATTAGCCTTGTCAAGCAGATTTTTACGAAAATGTTCGGCGCATCTTTGATTGATAACGAACATACTTTCTCGCTTCATCCGTGCTTGCTCTTGCTCTGGAGTCAGTGTTTCTTCCTCAATGGTGATACCGTAACGTTTTCCAAGTGCACGGACTGCCTCCGGAAAAGTCATGGTTTCGTGCTCCATGAGAAAACCTATAACGTTCCCACCCTTACTGCATCCAAAACAGTGCCAGATACCACGCGCCGGATTCACGACAAAGCTGGGTGTCTTTTCTTGATGGAACGGGCAACATGCCTGGTAGTTGATGCCTTTCTTTTTGAGTTCGACATATTCGCTTATCACGTCTACTATGTCGGCACGGTCGATGATTTGTTCTATTATCCTTTCGTCTATCATTGTTATATCTATGCGGCCCTATCTCCTGAGGATGACAGTGCCTTGTTCTTCTAAATAGTAGCTGTGTACTCCGTATAAGTCAAACTCGCACAAACACGAATACACACATTTCATGAAAAGGTCATAATTCTCCGGACTTACCTTTTCAAGCACCCGGAAAGATTCACCAGGCTGCATCCCATACAGTCTGATGAACACTTTATCATAGTATGCCGCCAATTTCTCCATCCCCATTGACTCGATATAAGACGGGATCCAAGATTGACTATTGTCTGGAAAATATTGAAGTAAATCCATATTCTAAGCATTGAGCGGATACAAAGGAATTGTTTTGCAAAAGAGTTATCAAGGACGTTATTTATATGTTTTAAAACCTCTGCACAACATTTCGGCCATCATAATGTTGATTCCGTGATGCTCATTGAGGTTTTCCGGATTTTTCCCGGTCAATGTTATACTCAAATTCTCCTTGCGGTAATCACGCTCCACATCAAAGTATAGTTCCTGTCCTCTGTCATCGTGGAAAGTTATCCGGCATCTTTCCACCAATCCACCCAGTTCTGAAGCGTCCATCCACAAGTCCGGCTTTTTATCCATCTTCAGATGGCAATATCTGTGTACTTTACCACTCTTACGAATCAGCTCCACTTCGACGATTGTCGCTATCTGATTTGTACGCAGGATGCGTACTTTCTGACCTTTTCTCATTGTTTATTCTCCTTTTTATTTTCTTTATTTTCTTTATCTTCTTCAAATTTATGTCCGCAAAACGGGCAATATTCGTATGAAAGTTCCATCTCACTTTGTGTTTTACAAAGGCTACCATCTTTTTTCTTTTTCCGATACGTGATAGCAACCGTCGGCTTGAACTGGACAACACCATCCTTGCCAAAACATATCACACCACGAATATTTGCCAATGGATCACCTAATTGCTCACGAATCATTTTCGTTATCCGTTCTCTACAATTGCATGCCATACTATTCTTTATTTTGTTATATGTTAATCATCCATATCTTTTATTCCTTTCTTATTTAATATCATACGTCAATCTCCAATTATTGTACGGATAGTATATGTCTGCTTCCCTTTGAAAGACGAGAAATCAATCAAGGATTGTTCATAATAAAGCGCAAGGGCTACTTTCCGGAATCTTTCATAGTTCCGCCTGTCAATAGGCTTAAGTCCCCATTTTCCCATATCCTCTACCAGTTTTTTACAAGTATAAGCAGAATGTCCTATACAACTATTCTTTCCAAAGCTATGGTTGATTCTATGGGCCTGAAAGTCCGGACTTTTGGAAATAAAAATATCAAGGCGTTCCAGTTCTTTAAAACTCAACCTGGCATCTCCTTGCCTGGATATTGTTTTTTCTTCCAACCAGGCAACAATCGTAAGGTCATAGAAACCTTTACGGTAATCTTTTTTGTAGAAATAATAGAGTTTATATCGAATAATTGATTAAAGCGTTCTTTGACTTATCTTTGTGGTCTAAAAAGTTCAATTGATGTATTACGACAAGATTCGCCACCG